TATGGAGATCCAGCTGGGGGTGATGGTAATCAATCTACAGACAGAACTCCCTTTGATATCCTAAGAGCTAATGGCATATTTGCAGGACCTACCAGAAGCAATGACCCGTTGATTCGTAGAGCTTCTATCAGCTCTCTTGGACTGCGCAATTGTATGGATGGCAAGCCTGCTTTGATAATCAGCCCTAAGTGTAAGATGTTGCGTAAAGGTATGGCGGGTGGATTTTGTTACAAACGAGTGCAGGTATCAGGTGAAAAGTATGCAGATAAGCCCGATAAAGGTATATACTCGCATATTGTAGAAGCTGCAGAGTATCTACTTCAAGGGCAAGGTTGCGGATCAGCTGCAGTGCATGGCAAGCCTACCTTCCAAGCCCCACAAAAAGTTAAACAGTTTGACCCATTTAAGCGGAGATAAGTATGAGAATGTTAGAGAAAGGTGTAAGACTAAAAGATATAGAGCCACACAATATGATGATAGTCCTGGTGTTTGAGTTATTCACACGTCAGGCACAACCGAAAGTAATTAAAGAGTGTACACCTGGCAAGGTGGTATTCGATTTACGCAATAATATATCGGGTACACAGATGCAGCGATTAATACAATTGCCATTAGCTAGAGATATGCCTGAGTACGAATGGATCTTGTCTACTGAAGATAAGACCTTGACTGCTAATTTGAATAAGCCAGTTAAGAAGGCAAAAGCTAATGCGAAAAAAGACACTAAGACTGATACAGCAGACACCGGAACAGCAGAAGAAAGCTAGAAGGTTAACCGGTTATCTCATATATACCGATGGTTGGTTATGGTTTGGGCATGTTTCAGTCTTGCTTAGGAATAGCAATAGTTGGGTAAAGATTAATCACAGCTTTGCATATACCCAGGTTGATGTACTGCCGCTAAGAAGTAAATGGGCAGCGGATATCAAGGGTGAATTGCAAAAGTTTGTGATTGATGTACCTTATGACCAGAAGCGTTATGCGTTTGGCATGTTCAGTTGCGTAGAGCAAACTAAATCATTGCTAGGCATTAAAGCCTGGTGGGTGCTAACGCCAAAACAACTTAGGAGATATGTAGATGCCAAAAGGTCTATACGATAATATTCATGCTAAGCGTAAGCGTATAGCAGCCGGTAGTGGCGAAAAGATGCGTAAGCCTGGTGCTAGTGGTGCGCCAACAGCTAAATCATTCCGTCAATCAGCAAAGACGGTTAAGAAGAAATCACTGATCAAGCAGGAGTATTAAACATGGGTAGCAAACCAGAACCGTATAAGCCTAGTGCTGAAGAGCTGGCATTACGTTCAGCCCAACTAGAAGAGTTAAGAACTAAAAAATCTGAAATAGCAGAGGCTAAAGTACGAGCAGCTAAAGGCGCTAAAGCTGGGCGCTCTCTTATTACAGAGCCTTACAACCCCAGCGCAGCTGAACCGCTAGATACATTAGGAGCATAAATCATGGCAAGAGGTGACGTTTCGGGAAGATCTAGAAGACCAAGTGGCGGATATGTTAGCCCGATGGATCAAACAAGATATACAGGTAGAGCTGGCTCATGCACTCCGTATACATACCGTTCTAGGTTAGCCCAGCAAAAAGAAGCATTGGGTGTAGATAATCTTACTGCTAGAGCTAGGATGATGGGCATTGATATTGGAACGCCTGGGCGAACACGAACGGGCAAAGGCTCTCCAGTAAGTTCAGTTAGATATGACGAAGATAAATTAAGAGATGATATTGCTGCATTAAACCAACTAGCAGATGACAAAGAGCTAGGTGCTAGGCAGATGGAAGAGATCAAATCTAGGACTCAGGAAGAGGTACAAATGCGGGCTAGAGCTGGTAGACGTAACCGAACCAGACGCTCATTAATAGATACACAACCTCAGGGCTTATTAGGCCCTTCAGGAACATTGGGAGCATAATTATGGGAATGGGACCAGGACCGGAAGCAACGGCTAGAAATAAAGCCAGGAAGAAAGAAACTGAATTTTTGCTTAAAGATCCTAAAGGCTATACGGCAGAAAAAATGGCAATAAGAGATGCCAACCCAACATTCAGCAGAGCCAAGTTGTTGGGTATAAATACAAGAGTAGGTGGTCGAAGTCCAGACAAAGGTGTTCGAGAAGCTGGCTTTAGTATGCACCATAAGAGCAGGGTAGGAAGTTATAGCGATAAGCGTTTAGAAAGAGATATGGTAGAGCTGAACGAACGGATGGATTCTGCAGAACTATTAGCAAGGCAGCGTGAAGAGATCAAGTCAAGAGGTCAGGAAGAAACTGGTCTAAGAATGCGAGCAGGCATAAGAAACAAGACCAGAAGATCACTTACACAAAAAGATGAAAAGACTGGCGTATTAGGTCCAATGGGTGCATTGGGCGCATAGTCTACTTACTAGGATATCAATATGACCGCTTTATCATTATTAAAACGATTCTCTAAAGCTAAGGCAATAAAGAATCAGAATTGGTATAACCATATGCGTGAGTGCTATGAGTATGCAGCACCGCAGCGTGAAACTTTTTTTGATCATAGTCCTGGAGCTAAGAAGAACACTACCATTTTTGATGATACCGCAGTCGTTGGCCTGGAGACTTTTGCATCCAGGTTGCAGACTTATATGGTCCCACCGTGGCAGCAATGGGGCCTTATTACTCTAGGTCCGCAAGTGCCTGAAGAAGTTGGTGAGGAAACAATTGAGTTCCAGGGTAAGGAAGTAACTATCAATGAGGCTTTAGAGCTTACCACTGATATCGTGTTTGACTACATTCACCGCAGTAACTTCGACACTATGGTTTACCCTGCGCTAATAGACCTGGGTATCAGCACTGGCAATATGACTTGTGAGTATGATGCTAAGAAAGATGAGCTGGTGTTTAATGCTTTGCCGATGCCGCAAGTATACCTGGAGCCAGGTCCAAGAGGCAGCATTGATAACCATTGGCGTGAGTGGGAAATTGAGCTAAGTCACATTAAAAGACTATGGCCCGATGCAAAACTAAACGAAGAACTAAACCGTCAGCTAGACCAGAAGCCTAACAAGAAGGCATGGTTTGTAGAAGGTTGCGTTTATGATGGTGATGTATACAGATATGTCGTTATAGACAGGGCAAGAAAGTCATTTATAGTTGATCGTGAAAGCGCTTCTAGTCCCTTTATCAGCTTTAGATCTGCAGTAACAGCAGGCGAAACGTATGGCCGTGGTCGAGTAATGTCAGTGTTACCTTCTATCAAGACGCTTAACCTGGTTGCTGAATACGAACTTACTTCAGGTGCTATCGCAGCTTCAGGCGTATGGACTGGCGTTACGGATGGGCAATTCAATCCCTACAACGTAGATATAGCACCTGGGGTTATCATCCCAGTGATGTCGAATGACGCACGAAACCCTAGCATTGCACCATTACCTATGGACTTTAACTTCCAGTTTACGCAGATACAAAAGTCAGAGCTGCAAAACACAATCAACACTGCATTGTTTGCTAACCCTATTGGCAGCATGGAAGATCCTACTAAGACAGCAACAGAAATCACTATGCGTAAGCAGATGGATATGCAGCAGTCAGGTGGATTCTTTTCCAGGTTGTTCACTGAGTTCGTTAACAAGGTTATTACCAGAATCGTTTTCCTTCTATCATCTGAAGGTATCATTCCGCAAATTAACATTGATGGCCGTAACTATAAGGTTAAGCATACTTCTCCATTAGCACTGGCTATGGATCTTGAAGATGTACAAAACCTGGATGAAGTTATACAGCGGTTGATGTCATATGATCCTACTGGCGCATTACTTGCTGGTGGATTAAAGATGGAAGATATACCTAAGTTTATATCTGATCGAATTGGTATAGATCCTGGCCTGGTTAGAACTAAACAAGAACAACAGAAATTAGCTGAAGCAGCACAGCAGAGCATGGCTGCACAACAAGGTATGGAAGGTGGTATGGACCCTGGCATGGAAGGTGGTATGCCTCCAGGCCAAGAAACTATGGTTTAACAAGCGGAGAATAGTATGGCGAACGAAAGAATAAAAGCGGATATGCTTGCAGATGCAAAGCGATATCACAATATATTTGTAAAAAACGAAGAAGGGGCTAAAATCCTGGAAGAGTGGATTATGAAATACGTTTTTAGTGGGTTTACGCAAGAGGATGCAACATTGTCAGAGCTTGCTAAAGCTGAGACTCGAAGAGAATTTGTATCAATGATAGTTAGTAAGTTAAATACAGCAGAACGTGGAGAGTAAATATGAGTGAAGAATTAGATGGCGGCATGGTCCAAGAACCAGGAGTAGATACTGCAATTTCCACTGGTGGGGTAGATCCCTGGTCTTGGAATGATTCAATGCCTGGATCTGGAGAAGCACCTGAGTGGCTGAACCAGGGTAAGTACAGTAATGTAGAAGAGCAGGCAAAGGCTTATCGTGAGCTTGAAACTCGCTTTGGTGGCTTTACAGGAGCACCTGAAACGTACAGTGCTAATCTACCTGAAGATCTTTATATTCCTGAAGGTATACACTTCGATTTTAGTGACCAGGATCCTATATTCCAGGCTATTGCACCTATTGCGCAAGAACTGAATATGTCACAAGAAGGACTTGATCGTATGCTAGGTGGCTACTTTAGCGCCACTGCAGAAGAGATGGCAAGAGAGCAGGCAGAAGCGGCAGATTATGCTGCAGAGCAGATTGCTTCAATACCGCAGGGCCAGGCGCGTGTTAACCAGGTATCAAGCTGGGCTAAAGCTAATTTAGATGAGAGTCAATTCAATGCTTTTACTAATGCTGTTACTGATGCTGATACTCTCTTATTATTTGAAACGCTGATAGATAAATCAAGGAATTCACCATTGCCAATGCCTACAGAGCAGCAGGCTGCAGCTTATTCCAAAGAAGATATTGATGCGATGTTTAGAGAAACAGATGCAAAAGGTATGAATAGATACACTACAGATGCGCAATTCCGCGCAAAAGTTCAACGATTGATGGGTAATGCCCAAAGATAGAGTTAGGCCCTTCGGGGCCTTTTTTTTACAAACAGTTGACAAATGCCTATACAATAGGATAATAGAGAACAATTCCCCGATACCCTATACTCATAGGCCGGATATGGAACGAATTAAGTTATTAAATCGGCCCTATCTGGACACCCGAAGTAAATAGCTAAAAACTAATTTAACTTTAATCATATTTTATGAGGGTTTTCCCATGAGTAAAACATTATCGTCAGTAGCACAACAGGAATTTGATTCCTTAGTACACCAGGTTTATCAAGGAAATAACCGTTTAGATGGTTGTTGTAAACTTCGCACAGGCGTAGTAGCGGATATCTACAAATTCCGTACTATGGGCAAAGGCATGGCTAACCAAAAAGCTAGTCAAGCTGATGTTACGCCAATGGATATCCAGCACAACTTAGTTAGTTGCGCGTTGGAAAACTGGAATGCTCCAGAATACACAGATATCTTTGACCAGGCTGAAGTTAACTTTGATGAGAAATCAGAACTTGCTGCATCTATTGCTAAAGCATTAGGTCGCCGTAAAGATCAATTACTTATTGATGCTTTGGATATTGGTACTTTCGCTGGAACAGTTGATACTAATGTTGGTGCAGCCGGTTCAGGTATGAACTTAGCAAAGATCTTAGCAGCTAAAGAGATCCTGGATGACAACGAAGTAGATGAAGAAGGTCGTATCTTTATCTTAAACGCTAAATCAGCTGGTTCTTTGTTGGCAACAACAGAAGTATCAAGTGCTGATTACAATTCAGTCCGCACATTAGTGCAAGGTCAGATTGATACGTTTGCTGGTTTTACCTTCAAATTTATCGGTACTCGTGCTGAAGGCGGATTGTCTGTAGCAGCCAATATTTATGATGGCTTCGCTTATCATCGTGATTCAGTAGGCATGGCAGTTGGTTTAGATATGAAAACTGAAATCAACTATATTGCTGAAAAGACTTCATGGTTGACTAACGGCATCATGAAAGCTGGCGCAACTAAAATTGATCCTACTGGCATCGTTAAAGTGCAGGCTACTGAGGTTTAATCTCAGTAGTTTTCTTTAACTAATTAATTAATTCGAGGAATATAATCATGGCTTTTACAGATGGTACTTTGGAACGAATCAGCGGCGGTAACAGTGACGCTGGTGTTTTATGGAAATACGAAGAAGACGCAACAATTGCAGCAATCCGTGGAGCTAACTACTTCAATAAAGCGGTAGATTACGGCGTTAAAGCAGATGATGTTATCTTAATCATTGCTAACAATGGCGTAGGCTTCAACACGTTTACAGTTACCGGTGTTAACTACACTATGACTGCTTCACGCGCTTTGACGTTTGCGTAACTAATCCTTGCTCTCCGCTTAGGATAGGAGTCTGCTACGGACACCACACTGTAGTAGGCTCCGCTTTTTTATTTATAGGTGATATTGTATGTCGAGTAAGTTTGATATTGTTTCCCAGGCTTTATTATTAATTGGCGAAGCGCCTATAAACTCTTTCGATGAGGGTGTGTCAGGTGTTGTTGCCTCTAACCTTTACGATACAACCAGGGACTCTTTGCTTACTGCTACAAGATGGCGGTTTGCTGTAGGTAAAGCCTCACTAAGTAAACTAACAGCTACACCGTTAAACGAATGGAACAATGCGTTTCAATTGCCTAGTGATTTGTTAATGCCTATTCGGGTTTACCCTAAGACTTCATACGAAATATATGAAGACAAAATATACTCTAACCAAAATTCTTTACAGCTGGACTATATATTTAGACCAGATGAAAGCGCATTCCCTGCTTACTTTGTTGAATGCCTGGCAGCGCACCTGGCTGAGAAGTTTGCATTATCTATTACCAATAACCAAACCATGCGACAAGCTATGCAGGAAACGGCAATAGATTCATATAAGAAGGCTGCATTTAAAGATGCGCAAGGTCGTCCTTCAACTCCAATAGTAAGTCGCCCGTATGTTCAAGTAAGGTCTTAATTTATGCCAAAGACGTATCAGCTGCAATCCAGTTTTAACAATGGCGTTTTAGATGAGACTATGCGAGCTCGCCTGGACACTCAGCAATACTTCCAGGGTGTAGAGAAGGCGGATAACATTAAGTTTATACCCCAGGGTGGAGCTAGACGTAGAGAAGGCTTTAAGTTTATTACAGCATTAGACGGTGCTTGCAGAATAATTCCTTTAGTTATGTCGTCAGAGCAGCGTTACGTTTTGGCTTTCACCAACAACAAGATATCAGTTTTACGCGCCGATACAGATATCATGGTAGATACGATTGTTACTACCTATACACAAGCGCAATTATTTGAAGTAGATTTTGCGCAGTCTGGCGATGATATGCTTATTACTCATCCTCTTCATGTTCCTAGAATTATCACAAGAGGAGCTACGGATGCAGACTTTACTATTGTTGATGTTGCTTTTACCAATGATAGTATTCCTGAAAATGATTTTAATGATTCTCAGTCACCTACTGCAATATCGGAGATTCAAAGATTAAGTTTTAGCGGCAGCTTTGCGACTGGCGCTGGCTATAAATTAAACCTGGAAAGTATTGATACTGAGACGCTTACATACAGCGATAATGCCAGTCATGCAGATGATATCCGTGATGTATTGTTAGATCTGGTAAATACACCAGATACAGGCATAACAGTTGTTAGAGCTTCCGCGAATGTATTTGATGTTACATTCGCAGGCACAGCAGCTAAAAATTGGCGGCAAATGTCAGGTCGTAGAATTGATGGCGGATCTGGCTCAGTGGCAGTAACCACAACACAAGATGGCTCCCCTAGAACTGAACCAGTATGGTCCAATACTAGAGGGTGGCCTAAAACTTGCACTTTTCACGAAGGCAGGCTTTGGTTTGGTGGATCACAAGCATTACCTACTACCGTATGGGGTTCTTTTGTTAATTCGTATTTTAACTTTGCTTTTGGCCGTTCGCGTGATGACCAGGGTATACAGTACAGTTTGCAGACAGATCAGAACAACAAGATCACAGCTATCTACTCTTCTACTACCTTGCAAGTGTTTACTACTGGTGGTGAGTTCGTAGTATTCCAGAATGAGTTTGATCCAATTACACCCGCTAATATAAGAATATTAAATCACACCAGGTATGGGGCTGCAGCAGTAAAGCCTACTGATATCGAAGGTAGCGTTACTTTTGTACAGAGGACTGGTAAAGCAATACGGGAAATGTTTACTGAGCAGGGAAGAAAGTTTACTGCACCGTCAATATCTTATTTAGCTCCATCTTTAATACGAGACCCTATTGAATTAGATGCGGTTCGTGGTACTTCTTCAGAAGATGCAAACTACATTCATGCTGTAAATTCAGATGGGACTATGGCAGTCTTTAATACTCTTAAAGATCAAAATGTATCAGCCTGGTCGATATGGAATACTGATGGTAACTACACAAGTATAGCGGTAGCGTTTAGTGATTTGTATATGGTTTGTAAGCGTGTTGTTAATGGCGCAACTGTTTACTATTTAGAAAAAGGTGATGAAGACTTTTACACTGATTCAAGTATCTATAATCCAGCTGTTAACAGTAATGTTGTTACCGGCCTTGCACACCTGGAGGGTAAGACTGTTAAAGTCGTAGGTGATGGCGCTGTACTTTTAGATCGAGTTGTTGCAAGTGGGCAGATAACTTTAGAGCGTTCAGTAGTTAGTGTTCGTATAGGATTGGAGTATGATGCTACTTTGAAGACTATGCCGATATCTCAGGATTCAGGTGCAGGTAGAAACCTGGCGCAAGAAATCAGAGTAAACAAAGTTACTTTAGAGTTAAGCAATTCTTTAGGCTTAATTGTTAACGGCAATAGATTGCCAGATAGACGTGTAGGAGATCCGTTTGATACTGTACCAACACCTTTTACTGGCAGAAAAGACACCCCCATATTAGGATGGGCAAAGACACAACAGATTACAATTAATCATACTGATCCAGTTGGGATGACCATACTGGGTATAGCACTAGAGGTAAATGGGTAATGGGCGCAGCAGCAGTACCAATGATGATAGCAATGACAGCCGGTAGCATGGTTATGCAGCGTAAAGCTGCAAGTGCGGAAGCTGTAGCTATAGAAAACGATGCAGCAATGGCAGCAGAGCAGGCCAAGAGCGCAGCTAATGAGCAGACAATTGCCAGAAAAGAAAAGTTGTTGCAGGCAATGTCATCCCAGATGGCTGGATCTGGCGCTTCGGGAGCAGGATTGTCTGGATCTACTTATAACATTATGTTGACAGATATAGGTCAAGCAGAAGCAGAGCAAACCAGATCAGACTTAGGTGCCACTATAAATGCGAGTAATCTGCGGAAAAGTGCTAAGACTAATGCAAGCCTGGCAAGAAGACGGGGCAATATTGCAGCTGGTCAAACACTGATATCTGGAACTAATGCTGCCTACAGTATGGGTGGGACGGGCCTAACTAAGACGGATGTAGGATAATGGCTGCTAAAAGATATCAACGGGACTATCAACATTACCAGTTAAATCCGGTT